ACGGCAAAGCCTTGATATAGTAATCTCTGGTCTCATCTCCATAGACATAATTAAACACTTACCTGTCTTGGATAAATGATGTACCCATTGCATCAGAATTTGAGTCTTACCATGACCGCTAATGCCTGTAATTAAATTTACCTCGCTTAATCTGCAAAGGTATCCAGAGTCCATCTTTGGAAAGCCTAAACTCTTACCTGACTTAAGTTCCTTATAGAAATAATCTATAACATCGTCTGCAAAGTTAGTCATGTCTCTAATCTTAAAGTCATCCTTACTCTTGCTCTTATAGTTTCTTATCTCATCTGAAGAGATAGTTAACTGGCTCATCATGTCGCCAACTGTCTGTATCATATTGCTCCCTCCCAATCATATTTAACTTTAGGACTATCACCATCTTCCCATCTTCTCTGATTGATAATAGTTTCAGGTGCAGGATTAAAACCATCATTCCATTCTTTAGTTACATTCATAGACTTTATCCAGTTGATGATAGTATCTGCTTCACTATCCAAACCATGCTTAATCCATTTATCTCTACATCCCTTTTTATTATTCTTTCTCTTTGCTAACAAACTATTCCAGAAGTCATCGAAGTATATATCTTTATTCTCCTCTACTCTACTCTTCTCTAGGGAAACATTTTGTTCACAAGTTGTTATCAAGTTGTTATCATCTTGTAACCAATGTGATAACAGACTGATTTGCTTGTTAATGAAATCCTCTGTCTTCCTTAATCTAAAGGCTATCTTGTGGACTTCAGGTAGTTCACCATTGTTTTCAGATGCTAATAAAAGTAACTCAATTAATGTAGCTTTACTATCAGAATTAAGATTGTGCCACTCATAATCCTCAAGTATTTGTCTGTAGACTTTTATCCAAATTACATTACGATCTTTCATAGGCGGTTGAAATTTACTCCAGTTTCTAATTTTCAAAATAAACACTCCTCATATGTTGCTAACATATCGTTGACAGATTGTTGTTTCTCTCCAGTCTTTTCGATATGTAGGTACGGTTTGTTTTCTATGAACCATTCAGCTTCCCGTTTGGATTGGAAACGCTTTATAGGTTCACCCTCATTGTCCTTCACTATGTGTGTGAAGACTCTGTCTCTCACTTAATATCTCCTTTATCTGATACTTGCGTAACTCTGGAAGTTGATTAGACTTCTTCCAATGGTACATCACCTGCCTAGTTACTCCTAAAGATTCTCTCAAATCTTTCTTGCTGTTATTAAATAATGTTAGTGCTTCTTCAAATGTCATTTATATTTCTCCTGTTTATATTTTTCTAATGCTTGTTCTTCTTCATACTCTTGTTTCTCCAGCTCCTGTTGCCATCTCCATTGACTTTCACAGTAGCCGTCATAGTCTTGTAACCAACTATCTCTATCCATTACATCTCTCCTAGTTATTAATGTATAGTAGATTATACATGATGTTTTATTTAGTGCAAGTATTTTAATGTAAAAATATTTTTAAATAAGTACTTGCAATATAGTAAAATATAATATACAATGAAGTTTCATTTATCAATAAGGAGAGAAACATGGATTTAAATGACGAGTTAGCAAGAATTATATTCGAGCTACAAAGAGCAACAAATGATTTAAAAGAGTTAAACGATAAACTTGAACAGGAGGATAAAGATGAGTAAGTTTAATGAACTACGAGTATTAGATGTTAGTAGATTTGTAGAAAAGAAAGGTGAGTTTAATTACCTTGCTTGGGCACATGCGGCTGATATCTTATTACAACATGACCCAATGGCTACATGGGAACATCAAGACCCAAAAGTATTTAATGATACAATGATGGTCTTCTGTACCGTTCATGCCTTTGGTAAATCTATGTCAATGCAATTACCAGTATTGAATTATAGAAACCAAGCTATTAAAAATCCTAATGCTATGGAAGTTAATACAGCGATGCAAAGATGTTTGGCAAAGTGTATTGCTACATTTGGTATTGGGTTACATTTATTTCAAGGTGAAGACCTTGTTGATCTAGACCCGTTAGAGCTTATTAAGAATGTATATAAGACTCAAGGCATAGAAGGTGCTAGAGCTGTGTACAATAAAATGGATAGTGATGCTCGTAAGAAGTGTCAGAGTTTCATAGAAGAAATAAGGGAGAGTAAAGATGGAACAGAGAAGTGATGAATGGTTTCAGGCTCGTCTTGGAAAAGTTACTGCTAGTCGTGTAGCTGATATTATGGCTACATTAAAGACAGGCAAAGAAGCAATAACTCGTAAGAATTACCGTATTCAACTTGTATCAGAAAGGTTAACTGGAAAGAAAGTAGATTTATACTTTAATGATGCAATGAGAATGGGCATTGAAAGAGAAGAGGATGCTCGTACTACATATATGTTTAAACATAGTGATGTAGAAGAGGTAGGTTTTATAGACCATCCTACTATTCCAATGACAGGAGCTAGTCCAGATGGTTTAGTTGGTGAAGATGGATTAATAGAAATTAAATGTCCATTAGCAACAACTCATACCGATACAATTATATCTGGAGAAGCCCCAAGTAAATACATACCACAGATGCAATGGCAGATGGCTTGTACAGGGCGTAAGTGGTGTGACTTCGTATCATTCAATCCAGACTTTCCAGAAAGTTTACAATTATTTGTGGTAAGAGTGGAAAGAGATGATACACTAATAAAAGAACTAGAGGATGGAGTACAAAAGTTCTTATCAGAAGTTGATGATACTATCAACCAATTACAGGAGAAGAAATAATGGAAATTACTACAGTAGAAGCAGTAGTATCAGAGCCTATATTAAGGCTCAATGAAGAAGAAAGAGATACTCTACGAGCAGTAGCAAGTGGAGAGTTTTCTCAAGAAGAAATACAGCGTAAGAGAAGTGCATCAGAATCTCAAGAAATCGCTGATAGAATTGACAGAGCTGTTTGGGAGTTAATTAAAAAAGTTCCAGATGCCTTTGGTCAGGAGACAGTCTTTCAAATGGCTGCCAAATTTTATAAAAAAGAAAGGAATCAATAATGGCAACAGTAGGAGTTAGCGTTAGAATAGATGTAACAAAGATTGATAAAGATAAGTTGTACAAAGGTCAGAAAGGTCAGTATTTGGACTTAACGACTTTTATAAATCTTGATGAGCAAGACAAGTACGGTAACAATGGCTTCATCAGTCAATCAGTTTCAAAAGAAGAAAGAGATGCTGGAGTTAAAACTCCAATTCTTGGTAATGTAAAGGTGTTCTACCCAGCAAGTAATGCACCTGCTAAACAAGAAGACTTTGCTTTAGAAGATGATCCATTCTAAACACATTAAACATGGTGCATCAAAAACCATTGATGGCAAGGTGGTTAGGAGAATCCCTAAACAAAATGTAAAATTCTTACCCAAAGATGCAGAAATTCTAGGTCTTTGTAATAATAGATTAAGAGTTAGATTGGATGTTGAATGGATAAGAAGAAGAGGTAGGGGATATAATAGATTAGTAAGGGAGCAGTAATGCTCCCCTCTAATTATTTGTTACAAACATACATTGTAACTTCGAAGCCGAAACGCATTTCAGTAGCTGCTGGTTTTGTCCACATAGCTGATCTCCTTTCGTGTAAGATTTTGTTACATGTATGATTATACAGTAGAGCTTTTAAATAACGACAAAAATGTAATTAGAAGAGGGTAGTGATTATCATGATTAACGATGAAATTGATTTTTCCAATACAAAAAGTCAATTGTTATTTACTCCAGAAGGAGCACTGTATATCAACATACTTTACAAAGCACTAGATGATTATAGAAAGTGTAAGAAGTATGATGGACGATTACAGCCAATGGGAGAAAAAGCTCTAGAATTTTTAATGTCACAAAATGAAATCATGCAAATCAACGCTTGGCTTCTTGGCATTCCTTTGTATAAGATGATGGAGATAATGTACAATAAAGAATTGTTTACTGTATTTAAAAGAAACCTTAAACTATTAATCAATGATATAGATGATTATTTAGATGGAAAATTTAAAGAGGTCAATGAAGATGATGATTCAGAATAAAATGAAAACAATAATAAAATTTGTAGTCTTTGCATTAGTAGTGTTATTATGTATTGGTATTGGTTGTTATTACTACATTAATCAACCATTAGATTCAAAAGAAATAATGTGTTATAAAGGTAAATTGATACATAGAATAGGTGATGATGGTACTGTTTATGTTAAAGTAAAAAATGTCTCTTGTGAGGTTGATAGGGGCATGATAATTATAGAGGAGAAATCATGAGTGATATGATTAACCCAGACCATTACAAGGTGGGAGGGATAGAAACTATAGAAGTCATTAAGGCTAAACTTGGTGACGATTACAAACACTATGTCAAAGGTAATCTGATGAAGTATTCTCAACGACTTGGTAAGAAGGATGACTGGGTTCAAGAACTTCGTAAGATTGCATGGTATGCTAATGACTTGGCAGATGAATTGGATAAAAAGAAATCATCTCCAATTATGCCTGACGAGTGGATAGAAGACCCTTTACATGACGAAGATTAAATTAGAAAAGCGGGTGTGCCACAAATGCAAACAACCCGCAAACACTTATGACGATAACAAATGGTGGTGTGGAAGAACATTGTCAGCACATGGAGTATGTAAGAATGATAACAAGAAGAATGGCGATAGAGGGTGATTGGTTCACTGTTCAATTTTTTAAAGAGGGTGATGGTAGTATTAGGGTAGAAGTGGTACATGATATAAAGAACAAGTTTTATAAAATGTATCCTGATAACAAGTTAACTTTTGAGGAGAGTAAAGATGAGCAAGTATAATATATTATTTATAATAGTAGCAATTACTTTAGTGACAGGCATACAAGTATATGCAAAAGATAGGATTGTAGTAACTCCAGATGATGATATTATCGTATGTACTACTGATGAGAATGGGATTACTGTTTGTTTATGATCTATTATCCCAGATAAATGTTAGCCATTCTTTTAGTTTTTCTACACGGTTCTCGTCTTTAAGTTTGGCTAACCATTCTCTTCTTTGAGATAGTGGTTTTTTAGATAGGTTTAATGCTTCACAATATCTTTGGTATTCTTGTGAGTAGTTGTCTGTTTCCAGACCATT